TGGCGGGTGTCCGCTGGGTAATATTATGCCAGCGTCCAATTTTTCGTATGACGGAGTTCACGTTTTCCTCACGTACCCGCAATGCTCTCTTGAGCGAGAACAACTACGAGATTTTTTCAACAGTCTCGTCCCTGGCTGCACTTACGTCATTGGAAGGGAGCTGCACAGCGATGGGAACCATCACCTTCACGCTTACGTTCATTTCGGAGGACGAAGGCGTTTCACCAGTGCCCAGTGCTTTGATGTGGAAGGATTCCATCCTAACATACAGAAACCGAGACGTGCTGCAGACTGTGTTGCCTACTGCCGTAAGGACGATGGCGAAGCTCTGGTTCACGGCGATTTTTCCACCAACAACGAGAGAGGAGGATGGGGAGCTCTACTGGACGAGGCAACAACAAGAGAACAGTTTTTTGAGCTTGTGCGAGCAAGATTTCCGCGTGACCTTGTCTTACATTTTGGACGCCTGGTGGAATTTTGCGAATGGCGTTTCGGAAGAGAGGAGACTCAGTACTGTGGACGAGCCAGAGAACAGTTTCGAGAACCTGCTACCTTGACAGACTGGGTTCGGGCTAACCTCCTTCAGGTAATACCCGTGCTTTGACCGAACCGTACCCGGTAACCTAGGTTACCGGTACGGCTTCGCGTCCCCCGCAACGGCGCCCTACTCGGGCGATCTTTAATAACTATGTCAGTTTTTTAGGAAGTGGAGCGACCGTGCTCGCTGCTTCTTATTGGAGAATCTCGATGGGGGAAGACTGAATGGGCACGATCTCTTACGCCGAAACATGCCTACTTCTGTAACCTCTTCAACCTCGACGACTGGTTTGATGAGGCGGAGCTCGTCATCTTCGACGATCTCGATATACGATACGTGCCAAACTGGAAGTTCTGGTTTGGATGTCAAAAACGAGGAGTCGTCACAGACAAGTACCGAAAGAAACGAACTATCAACAACAGAAAGCCTTTCATATGGCTATGCAACGCAGATAGTGACCCTAGAAGAACTCTTTCCGGAGCTGAGGGGTTATGGCTTATTCGAAACACAGTTATATATGAGTTAAAGGAGGCTTTATTTACCACTCCTTCCAATACAGAGTAGTGTTCTTGGTCATACTCACCAAAGAAGTGTTAGCTACTGGATTACCGGAATGTACAGCAATACTGTAGTAATACTGCCAACCATGGGTAAAGAACTGTCCCGCCTGTACGGTACCCTCTATATTCTCGTATGTCATGATACGGTTTAGAGGACACCACAAGTGGACAGACTTGAACGGCTGTGTAGCAGTTTGACCCTGAGGACGGAATCGGAGTTTCCAACGCTTAATTATCTTGACTATATCTGGATTGGATGTTGTGGCAATATCTCCACCGACGAACGGTTGTACGGTATCGTTATAGAACGGTAAATTAACGGTACCGACGACACCGGTATCACCTTGTGTTGGATTCGTAACACTGGTAGTGGTGTTACCGTAAGTAATACCACGGTCATCAAGATTGGTACCACCGGTAGTAGTATCCGTAAGAACGACAGACTTGAAATACGTAACGATAACATCGAAATCAGTTGCTTGAGCGAAACCATGTAAACCAAGAGACAATTTAAAACCACGACAGAATATTGTATCTCCATCACGATTTGTTGATGCGTCTCCCGCGGCTAAGACTTGCCACGGGCTGAACAGGCGAAGGGTACGAGTGGTGTTGTCCCCAGCCGTTAATGTCGCAGCTGCCGGCTCCAAAACAATCTGCTTGGATTCCTTCCATTTGACTACTCTGCGGAACGTGCGGGAGTTCTCTGTTGTCCGTCTTCGACGACCACGACGTCCGAACCTCATTCTCGGTGCCATGCCTAGACGTGATGCACGGTGTTGGATTGCACGGGACGAGTCGCGTAATAAGTTTGAACCCGGAACGACTTGGTCCCCCGTTCTGTTTACTACGTCGGATGCTGTTTCGAGCACTCCGGCTATTTCTGGAAATCCTGTTGCGGTAAGAACCTCCTCGGCGGCTTCTAAGCGTCGGCGTTTTGCAGCTGGTGAATCCGATGCGTACGGATTGAACGTACGTCCTGAAGAGTACAAAGGCATCGAAATGTTTTTCGATTTGCGCAGCACCTATTTATAACCACACAAAAACTATATAAGGTGGCGGGTGGCGGGTGTCCGCTGGGTAATATTATGCCAGCGTCCAATTTTTCGTATGACGGAGTTCACGTTTTCCTCACGTACCCGCAATGCTCTCTTGAGCGAGAACAACT